TGTTTCATGGCATCTTCGCCAAACAACCCATCTATACTTTCCGTAATCTGCTTAAGATATTTCACTCGAATGCTGTTAAGCTCTAATGCTGCATCCACATTAATATCATCCACATTAATATCGTCTTTGTGGTTCTTTCTCCATTCGGCTGCTTCTTTTTCACAGTTCTGAGATATATTATTTAATTTATCAATTACACCTGCAAACTTCTTAGCTGTGTCTGCATTCGCTGTATCTACTGTTATAACTGTAATAAGATCTCCGTCTTCGTCTTTTATTGCAATTTTTTTTATGCCACTGCTTAATTTAATTTCTTCCATTTTTAACATCCTTTCCTAATGTGGGACACCAAGGAAAGGTAGGCATCCCACATATGCTAATTTTTAATTAACACCTATGAAACTGGGTAATCTTCATCCAAAGCCAAAGCGCTTACTTTAGGCGCCCATGTGAACGATCCATCACCAGCAATAGTGATTGTTCCAAGTTCTACATCTCCATTTCCATTAATCTGGACTGTAGACTTTAAAATATCACCACCTGCTCCACCAGTGCTTGATGCACATACAGTTACTGGGACACGGATACAATCGCCGGATCCGCTTGTAATATCAGCTTTAAAGAAGCGATAATAATATGTCTCGCACTGATCTCCTGTTGGAAGTTTTTTAAAAACATCATTAAACACTGTCTGCATTTCATCTGACAAATGTTCTCTTTCTGGAGACATTGAAAATGCATACCCTTTTACAGAGTTGCTTGCATTTTTCATGTTTACGTACTGTGTGCTTTCTGTGTTAGGTCCCCAGTCTTCAGAAAGCTCTGTGAAACCATCACCCATTTCAGCAAGCTTTTCACTTTTTCCACCCATAAGGCTTCCAATATCCAAAAGTGAGACCATGTTAGTTCTGTCTTTTGCCATGAGTATTCCTCCTATTTTTTATAAAAATATTTAAGCTGCATATTAATTGCTAATTCTGTTGTTTTCCCATCTGCTGTACCGCAAAATACATCCGATGTGCGGTTGATTTGTTCTACAACAAAATTTTTATCTTTTAATGTAAATTCTCCACTTTCAAGGAACTTTGCAATATTTTCAAGCAGATTGCTTGCTGCAATATTATCCTTGTTTGTTGTTGGATTGCTTTTGTATACGATCTGGAACGTCATTTGTCCGACATAAGAACCGCTGACATATTTTTTCAAATAAACTGGATCCTGCGCCGGAAAAACTCCAATAGACTGAGTATCTTTTATGCTGTTCCATAAGATTGTTGAATTTGATGGTTTGAAACCGGGCGGAAAATTTGGATAACTATTTATCATATCAAGAATAGCTCTTTGCGCCGTTTCTGCATCTGATACAAGCATTATTTTTGTCTTTTCATCCAAATCATTTACCTCCAATCTCAAACCTTGGTATAAGGCTGTAAACACCGATAGTATTCACTTTGTAGCAATTCCCTTTTTCATTTACCATGTACTGGAAGAATTTACCCGGATAATCGTCTGAATTAATTAATCCAACCGGCAATTCCCTATCAATGAGAAGTTCATCTTTTTTTGCAATCACTATGAAGTCAAAATCATTACTTCTTAAAGTGAAATGCTTTAGCTTTTCTTCTTCGCTCATGTTCTCCCAGTCTGGTGGATTAGCATAATTCAATGTGCCATCATTCGGGATTTTTACAAGAAAACTATCTGCATCTTTCATTCCAGATTTGCTTATGTTCTCTGCCTGTGTAAGCTCGATTCTTACATTTTCAAATAGAGTACCGAAATAATATTCAGTTTCTAAAGTGTCGTTGTAATGCCTGTTATATAAAACCACGGCATCTTTATATCCGATTCCCATAAGCTAAACTCCCATGTACAAAAGGTTTTCATGCCTTGAATCAACCATTCCGGTTAGGTAATTTGATGCAATATCGTAGCACTTTCTATTAAGTGCCATTTCTGATTTTGCAATTTCTACCAATGTTGAAGAAGATGCTCCGGCATCATAAGATACTGATTCACTTCCAGAAGTCATGCTCTTAATCATTTTCCCTTTTACAGTTCCGTCCGTATTTGCAATAACACCAAAGTTATTAACTGCCGCAGAGTACTCAGATAAATTCTTTAGCAATTCAGCTATTTCGCAGGTGCAATCTTTGATATTATCCCACCATGCTTCTTCTGATTCTGGCTGAGAATAAAACAAAATCCTGTTTGATGTGATCGCATTGATTCTTCTTTCTGCTTTTCTTTCATATGGAGCAAAGTCTTTTTCGTTTTTGAACAAACTTCCACCATATTTAGTTTGGTAATATTCAAAATCTACATATGACATTGCTCCACACTCCTTATTGCTGTGATAAGATTTCGCTGATAATATCAGCTTTCTTTGTTGCGGTCAGTGAATACCCTTTACTCTCTGCCAGTGCCTTAATTTCTGCAACTGTAAGAGAGTTTAAGTATTCTTCCGTGAGTTTCCCACTAGCATTTACCGCCTGTGTAGTGGGATCTATTCCCCCGGTGTGATAGAAACATTAGCCACTGCATCAATGTACTCTGCAAAAAGTACAAATCCTAACAGTGCATAAGTTACGCTGGTTGCACGATCGTAATCGCCTTTTACCTTAAATCCGATAAGATTTGTTTCTCCGCTGACAGTGTAAGAAAGACCGGCTTTCTCAAAATCTCCGTCAGATGGATCTACATAATAAGCAACGATGTTGTTCACAGGTGTTGCCAGAACTTTTCCTGCTGGGATTTCGTTGTCAGAGCAAAGGAACATAATGTCTGCTCCGAGGAATCCCTTGATATAGGTAAGTCCAAAGGCTGTCTGCAAAGTAATGTTTGAATCTCCAAGATAATTATAGAAATCCATGATATTTGCAAACACTGCAACTCCTGTAGCAGTTCTGTGCATTGACTTGAACTTATTTTTGACAGATCCAATAGCTTTAGCTACCGCCATCTGGAATGTTTTTGCAGTGTTTGCAAGTGTACCAGTTTTCAGATAGTTGTAGAATTTTGTTGTAATTCCATCCTGCAGGTCTGTCTGGAACTCTTCATCTGTCATTTCACAAGCCACTTCATATCCATGATCCTTGATAGCTTCGATAGAAACTTCTTTTGCATATTTTTCAAGAGTAATCTCTGAATAAGGTTTCTCTTTTACAGCGTAATGTGTTCTTGGAATCACATCACCTTCTGCTACAGTTCCGCTCTCTAACGTTCCTTCTGCATATTTGCTTTTAAGAACAGTTCCAGGCTGTTTTCTAATTGCTCTTGAAATTCCAAGAATTTCTCTTAAAGCTTCCCAGTTTCTTTCAAAAGATGTAACAAAATCAATTTCCCTTGCAGTTACATCAATGTCTCCTGTTGTAATCAGTCCTGCGTTTGCTGCAAAGAACTGCAAATTTGTGTTCATCGTTAATCTGTTTTTGTTCATATAAAACTCCTTTACTGTTGGAATAAAGAAATGTTTTCGGCAATTGCTTTCTGACGTTCTGATCTATCTTTGATAGATAAAATGCTCTCTCTTGTTGTAGGCTTATCACCACCGGAGTTGTTTTCATTCGGTTTTGTGAAATACGCATGTGGAGTCTGCTGATTCTGCTTATTTACAAATGCATTTGCATCTGTCTTTTTAGCTTCCTCAATAAGATCACTGAACCCTATCAGCTTTCCATTTTTCACGCTTACGCTTTCGGAAATGTCTTCCATAATGGCTTTCTTTGCAGATTCAGAAGTAAACTCGATTTCCGCAAATGCTTCTTTCAAAAGTTCATTCTTCTCATGTTCTGCGATTTTGGCTTCGTAATCTTTTTTGGAATCCTCTGCCTGTCTCTTCCAGTCATCACGCTCTTTTAAAATGTCTTCCGGGCTTTTTCCATCCAACCCTTCGAGCATTTTCTCTGCTGATTCTGCCCGGGTTTTCCACTGTTCAGATTCTGATGAAGCCTTATTGACCTTGTCTTCCATTTCTTTCTTGGAATAAAGATCTTCGCCCATACTCTTTTTAAGGGATTCTTTCTGTTCGTCTGAAACTTCAATTCCGAGTTTCTTTAATTCGTTTGCTACGTTTACCATGTTTCTACCTCTTTCTTTCCAAGTTGTTACTCCGGTCAGTCCGGCACGATTGAGTTGCTATTTTCTCCATAGCTGGCAATTGGGAATGAAGGAATCGAACCCCCGACAACCCGGATATAAGCCGTGTCTTCTTCCACTGAATTAATTCCCAAAAATAAAAAAGCACGCCCAAAATAGGACGTGCCATGCATCATCCCATAATTATTCTAGGTTAGCGAACAGAATCCCTTTTTTCTGTCCGGTACTTTTAATATTTTTTTCAATATATATTTTAACCTATTTTAAACAACTTTTTGTACCATTTTAAAAAGGGCAGATTTCTCCACCCCTTTTTGCTATTTCCCACCGAAATACCTTCTAAGCACTTCTTTTTCTTCTTCCACAATGCAATCCTTTCTTAATCTGTTGCACTGGTCGTATATATACTTTCCGTACTCTTCTAATTTGGCTATCATTGCATTTTTATTTTCCAATGTAGGATTTTTAATGTATTCTTTTTTAAGCTCTATATAGTCCTCATACTGCTTTATAACATCCATTTTCAATTACCCCATTCAAAATATCATCTGCTATGCCAACGACTTCTTTTCCATAAAGAGACAGAAAATCAGCTACGATTTCCTCTACATCTATTGGAATTTGGCAGTCATATGAAAATGAAGCGCAGTGTACCAACTCATGAGATAGAACTCGCTCTAACAGGCTTCCGCTTAATGCATTTGACAAATAAACCGTTCGTTTGCTCCAATCTGTAACACCAAGTGTAATTGTTCCGTCTGAACGCATCAAACATTCACTATTAGGATTTACATATAAAATATTCCATTCAACATCATTCATTTTAAACACTGCGCTCACCTCTTAGATTTTCTGTAACATCATCTGTAATTCATTTCTCCACATCTGCTTTTCTTCCGGTGCTGCATCTGATGTCATTTCAGTAATATCCATCTGCATATCTCGCAAGTAATCTTTTCTTGCTTTTGCACGCTCTTTTTTATCTTCCTCTGAATTTCCATGATGGTTTTCTCTGGTCTCCATATAAGTACGTCTGGAAATACCGGCTTTTCCCTCTCTGGAATCCCTCGGATATGATTTGTCTCCCATCATTCCGGTATCTGTATACATCCTTTTCAGGTCTTTCTTATCCATGTCTCTCATGTGCTCTGTATCTTCGTAATAATCCGGGTACATGTGATAATATGGTGGCTCATCATATCCTCTTCGTTTTCCTCTGCCCTTAGGTGCGAATCTTCCATCAGCATAACGATACTGATCATAGTATCTTCGGTCATCCCCATACTCTAAAAGCTTCTCCATGATATCTGCTTCGTCCGCTTCGTTCATTGCCTTAGTAATTGTGGCATAATACTCTGCTTCTGACAGATCCTTTATCATGTCGATCACTTCTCCCATTTCTTCTGTATTGACATTCTCAATCCCTTTTTCAATCTCACACAAGGATTTTTCAGCAAGGCATTCAAGCATTTTATGAATTCTTTCAATATGCATATACTAAGCCTCCCTTACTACGATTAAATTACTGTTCTGTACCTCGATAGTCTGTCCAGATGTATTCTGAACCGCTATTGTGCTGCAACATCCACAAGGAACATCTACGTAAACCTGTGCAGATACATTGAACATGTTTTCTACTGCCGCAGGTGTCACGATCATTCTTGTAGACTGTAAAGGCTCTCCGTCAATTGCGATTGCAAGAGAAATAGCTTCCACCGTTCCACCGGTTGGGATCTGGATATTTCCGCTATAAGATACAAGAAATCTGGCTTTGCACTGGTTTGTGATCCCTCTTAATTTAACTACTCCGCTTCCCTGTCTGTGAACGATACATTTTGTTCCGCAAACCGGTGTCTCAGTAAATGCGACATCTTCTCCTTGCAGGACAGTCTGTAAAGCATTGGCTGTAAATTCTGACATAATATTTTCCTCTCTTTCAAAAATATAAGGGCAAACATTAAAGTCTGCCCTTTGTGTTTAAGTAATACTGCTATGCAGACATAATCTTGTCGATTAAGATACTTTAATTATTCAGTTGTCTAACATCCGCATCCATTGTTACAACCGCATCCATACGGAATGTATGTGTTCGGGTTTGGCACCTGGTATGCTGGGATTGGTGATGGATTAACAGCGCTGATAATATGATTTGTCTGTGCTGTCATAGCGGTAGTCAGAAGTGCGTTCTGTCTATCCTGTGATGCTGCAAGTCTCAGATCATTATTTTCTGCCTGCAACGTTGCAATCTTATCCTGACATAAGTAGTCAAGTATCGCTCTTGTTCCGGCATTCTGGCTGTCGATAATATCTCTCGTGTTGTTGTTCATGGTGTTCTGTAATGCGCAAGTGTTCTGCGCCATGTTGAAGTTTACACCCTGGATAGCTTCACGAGTTTCGCAGCAACAATTTGCAAGCTGAGACTGAATAGCATTTGCATTCTGCATTCCTGCTACTGTGTCCGCATTAATTGCCTGCTGAATGGCGTTAAATCCAGTCAGCATTCCGTTGTTTACTGCATAAAAGCCATCACAAAGACCATTTGTAATGCCATCAAGTTTACTTATGACTGCTGAATTGTCAAATCCTCTCTGGATATCAGCCTGTGTAGCCGCAGTTGCGGTATAACCGCCACCACCATTACCACCGAATCCATAACCGCCCCATCCACCGAATAAGGCAAAAAGGATAATGAGAACCCACCAACCACCATCGCCCCATGCACCATCATTACGGTTTCCACAAGTAACGGCGGCAATGTCCGCTAAACTTGGAGATGAATTAAACATATGTGTTCCTCCTAATAAAATTTATTTATACATAATCTTGCAAGAATAGTATCAATGTTTAAACTGGCTCATGATTTCTTCCGGGTTTAGACCTTTTTCTTTGCACAAATTTCTGGCAAGCTGTTCCAGCCCTTTACTGTCTCCACGGTTCATCATGTCGAATGTATTTTTCATGATCGGATTATTTGAAAATTGAGAGTTGCTCATCATTTGACTTAATATCATCTTAGGGTTTCCACCGCACTGGATCATCTGCATTAAATTCATTCAGAATCGCTCTCTTTCTTTGCTCTGGTAGTCCTCTGGGACTGAGTTATTTTAGCTTCTATCTGGTCTAATCGCTCCATTATCGGGGCAATCAATGTTGCCGTGTCTTCTTTCGGTAATTCGTTTTGCTTTCCGTCTAGCTGCGGTTTATATGTAACTGTCTGAATAAGCCCATTAGCACCCCACGATTTTATATATATTTCTGCTCCATCTGCTTTCGGGAAAATGGCAAATGGTGCATTCATGGGAACGTCATTCGCTGTGACTTCCTCAACAGAATTAACCATTCTTCCACAAAGTCCAGCTTGTTGCGGCATGATCTGTTGTGGGAATTGCTGTTGAATCTGCTGTGGCTGTTGATATTGAGGATAAGAATACTGATTATATCTCTGAAACTCGTACATAATAAACCTCTCTTTCTATTTTCATTTTATTATTAACAGCACAATTGAACCACCCCAGCAAAACCCCATTAAAAGGACACAAAAAAGACACCCTTAACGGATGCCTTTAATGAGGAGAAAGTTATGTAAAATGTTGTCCAGTTACCCTAAGAATTTTATGTTGCATTTTTACGTTGATACGTCCTGCTGTCTTCGTTGAAACATGCATAATTTCTGCACATTCTTCCAAAGACTTTTCTTTCTTCCGTAAATCAAAGAGCGTTTCTTCTGTCGGTGTGAAATCACACAATTCTTTTATATGCTCTTTTTCTTCTTTGGTAAAGCACGTAACAATGTTTTTCATTTGCTTTACCTCATTTGGGGAGTTTCCGGCTATGACGGTGAGTTGTTATCTCGCTTGATTTCCACTGCATTAATTAAAGAAAGGTGGGTAACCAAGTATGTATGGTTAACACATTATTATAATAACATATTATTCCATTTTCGTTGTACCATTTTTTTCGATTTTATTTTTATAAGCCGTTGCTCGTCCATTTGCAATCGCAGACTGTTTTTTACTAAATCCAGAAACCTTCGTTCTATCACCTTGCAATTGAAGATCATTATTCTTACAGAATGATTGTAGCCTTTTATTCTGCATTCGAAGTTTATATGCCAGTTTATCATATTGAGGTTGCAAGATTTCTTTTACATCTGTTTCGGCAATCATATCAAGTTCCTGTTTCTTAGCCATAATTTCACGCTTTGTTTTACGAATTTCTCTTTCAAGTAATCTCTGCTTCTGCTGCAAATCATAAAGCTTCTGGCTTTCATCTGCATTTATGTTCACATTTCCGTTTTCATCAAGGTACTTATTTACCATGCCTTTTCGCCACGGTCCATGTGAATGTCTACAGTTGTATCCGTGAAGTCCTAAGAGATTTACAACAGTTCCCGTTCCGGTTTTAGGGTCTATTGTATAACCTGTACTTTCAAGAAGATTCGGAAATCCTGGTTCGCTCCCGATTATTTTATATGCCTTGCCTTGCCAGTGATTGTGAGATGGAATCCCTGTTGGATTCTTTTTATCATATCTGGCACCCGGATGTGCTGATACTAGAACATACTCTATTTTATTTTGTACAATATAAATGTTCGTCACCTGTGCCGCAGTCTGATTCATAGATGTGACGATGCAACACCTCACTGCCGCTTCAAGAGAACGCTTCGTTCCAGCAGGGTATTCTACCATAACACCAGATTCTGCATATCTATCCAGAACTTCACAGACTGCACTGCTGTAAGATTGCATTCCAGATGCAACTCTGTAATCAACCTCATTCAGCATGTTGAGCAAGTCTTTCTGTGTCTGGTTAATGGTTGTTTTTGTCAAATTATCAAGTTCTCCGAATGTTTTTATTAACTCTGCATTCATTGCCAGAATTGCCGTATTATTTTTTAGCGGAGATATAACAGATGCTGATATCTGCGTCAAGACTTCTTTATCATCCGAGAATGATGTCATAACACTATCCCTTAATAATCTGCGAACCTCATTTCTTGATTTTCCAGACATTTCAGATATTCTTTTTACAATCTCTGTGTTATGCAGTCCCATCTGTTGGAGTTTCCACAATTCTCGGTCGGCAGTTCCTGACAATTCACCGGATTTTATCAATCGTGTTGCAATGTCTGATATAATCCAATTTTCAAGATCTTGATACATTTCAACCAGTTTATCAGTTTTTCCATAAAAATAATCCGGTTTAAGCATTATCCTTTCCCAACCTCTCTTTTAACAAGATCAATCCACTGCTTACCGTGATTTTCTTTTGCAGTTTCAAACCATCGTTTACCTGTTCCCGGTGTGTGATATTTTAATTCTGTTCCTGTCGGATACTTCTTTTCTCCACGGTTTGCCCATGATCTACCGTCCTCAGTTAAATAAAGTTCGCCTACATACTGATAATGCGCATAGGGTGTATCTACTGTAATTAATCCGGGTTCTTTTATCTGCGTCTTGTTTCTCAAATCGCCCTGCTGCATAGGTGTGTATTTTCTCATGTCATTTACAACCTGTTCGTCAAGAACATTCTGAGCATTTCTCAAATTTTCATCCATTCGCTTTGTATCAAGCTTAATATTAAAGCTTCCAATGACTTTATTATATTTCATATTAACGCATCCATTTCTATCACTTTTCTAAATAAAACTTAATCGTCTCTATCGCAGTCTTTTTCTGAAGCTTTACTTGAACCATCTCCGGCGGTTCAGGTTCAGGGATAATATATCCACCTTTTAAAATACCATTTATAGAAAGTTTCGGTATCCCTTGAATTATTTTACTCCTCTCCAAATAGACCACCGCTGTTCCTTTCCGCATCTTCCTGCGCTCTCTCTGCAAACATGGCATCTACTTCATCATCATTAAATCCCTCATATTCTTTAAGGTATTTACGCTTAGAATAAATACCTTGAATCATTAAATTATATGCTCTTGATCTGTCCTGTTCGAAGCTTGCAAGCAAATCTTTAAAATAAAATATATCTTCGTCCGGTACATCATCATCCAGTGCATCCACATAGCCGGCAGAGATTCCGTAAAGGTCGCAGAATACATTGATTGCATAAATAAGATTTTTTAATGCTGTCTTTATGCTTTTTCTGATATCGTTAATCGTTTCTACCGTTTCATTATCGTCACTTTCAACCTGCGTTGCTGTCAATCTTCCTGACTTTCTGTCAAGGATAAACTGCCCTTGTGAAAATCCGCATTTTGTCGAAATCATAGATAGCACGCTGTTAATGTCTGTGATTCTGTCAGAAGTAAGCATGGTCGGGACGTGTTCATCAATCGTGCTTTTTGAATCCAGCCCCAATTTCAAGCCTTTAACGAACCGAGGAAGTTCTACTGTTGAGGAACGGATGCCGCCTTTTCCCTGTTTTGTCATGGCGTTCTCATCAATGAAAGTAATGTGCTGCGAATCCTCAACTTCATTCCCTTTTTTACTCCATGCTATATCGAGATCTCTAAGCTCCATAAGTGCATTTGAGAAAATCGAGACACCTTCTGGAGATGAGTAGTCGATCGTATTGTTAAATGGTGTTTTTAAATAGGCGAACAGTGGCTTTTCTACGTTCATAATATGAACGACTTCATCAATTGAAGACCACTCCGAAACGTCATGCAGTTCTATCTTTTTACCAAGTGAGTTACTGCTGTTTGACTTGAACGCTCTGTTCTGGATCTCGTACACGTTAATCTCTTCGCCCTCTTTATTTTTTGAGGTCGTAAAATGATGGTATTCGAGCCGGTAATAGTACACCTTATCTTTTATAAGTCGATTAATAAAGATACATCCTCTAATATCTCCGTTGTTTGTTTTTTCTGTGATTGCAAAATCCCACGGCATAATATAATTGATCATGTTGTCTGGGTTCATTGAACCGTTTGGTTTTAAAATTATACCACCAACTCCGAGCATATCTTCGACTTTGTCTCTGATAGAAGTGTCAACCATTGCCCTGATGCACTTATTAATAAAATCAGCTCTCTCTGAACCTGTTACGCTCACTGATAAATCCATACATGCTTTCTTTGCTGTGTACTGGCAGAGGAATTTTGCGAAATTTATTGTCCTGATGTCTTTTTTTTCCGGATCAACCCAGAAAGGACTCCCCTTAATGATGTCGTTCCATCTCTGCTGTGAGTTCTCGATCTCCGGAGAAGTGATAAACTCGACATTAAATTCTTTCTCTGCATCTGTTCTAAAAAACTTCATGATCGTCTCCCTTATTTTTTCAAAAAAATTCATTTTTTAATCCTCATAATCGTCACTGTCTTCTTCCTCATCATCATAAAGACCGTCATTCCTTCGGCTGGTCATGATGATCCTGTTCAGTGCATAAATGTTAGCCATGATCGTATCCTCTTCTAAGGTCGGGTAAGCATCCGAGAATGAACCATCTGGAAGCTGCTCATGCTCTGCCTTTGTAAACTCTTTTTCTGTATTCGGGCAACGTTCTGGATCAATGACAATCTTATTGCATCGCTGAAGCCACTCCCAGCAGTAATCCCTTCCTTTTCCGCTTCCCCATCTTTTCTTTGCCCCGATCGCATTGAATCCCCATTCCTGCATCTCTGCTATTCCGTCCGGTCTGGCAGAATCGCATATAATCTCGACATTCATAAATTTCTTTATCTTCCTGGCAAAGGTAGAGTTTTTACATTTTTTAGAATACACTTCGCCAAAAATATAAAGAGTGTCCGTCTCGTAATCGTAATAGTTCTGGCTGAACACCTGTGGGTGTGTGTATCCGAAGTCCAAACCGTGGTTTACTGTGTCAAATGTCATTAACTCCTCATCCGATATTTTTCGGATTTCTAAATTGTCGAAGATGCCGCCGCCTGTTCCAGTGACTTCTCCGAGATAATTATTTTTATAATATAATGGTTTATGAATCCTGAACCACTCCGCACGCTCGAAGAATCGCTTTCCAAGCCATTTCACAGGTACATTATAATAATAACTGTGGCAGATCCGTGTCTGTGGCTTATTTTTACACTCTTCGGTGTACTCGTTCATAAAGTTATTTTTTGACTTCGGAGGATTGAAAATTTTTATGTCAAGTGCTGGTGTATCTGCTCGCAAAAATGTATCCTCTATGTTATCCATCTGCTCCACACCTGCCATCTCGTCGCACTCTTCATGGATCAGCATCTTAACATATCCGAATGGCACGTTGAAAGATTTTAAGCTGATAGGCTTATCAGCTCCCACGAACATTACCATCTGCCCGGTCGGCTTATACACCGCACACATCGGAGACTGCTTAAAGTCCCAGTTATCCAGATCATTACACCGGATCACCACCTTCATAAACTGATTATAAACAGATCCTCTCAAGTCAATCTTATATCGTCTTGTGTATACGATATGCGCCTGAGGATCCTGTCTGATCGTCTCATATGCAAGATTCCCCCAAAAATTGGACTTAATAGAACCACGCCCACCCTTCGATATGATCTCGTGTATGTCTATCTCTCCGGCAAAAGCTTCATGCACTGTCCGGTATATCTCCACAAAGTCGGATGTAATGTCCGTGATCGGGATCGTCCAGAGTGCCGATTTCTCTCGCTTTTCCTTTTCCTCTCGCTCGATCTTCTGCTTTTCTGCTATGGTCAGTGCCTTTTCCAAACCGTCCATTGCCTTAAGCTGATCGGAGAAATCTGGAGAGAATCCGAGACCGTCCACGACTTCGCCCTTTGCGATTTTACTTCTTCGCTCTTGGATGTCAGCAAGGCTCATAATGTCCCGGTGCTGTTCTTTCTCGATGCGATCCATTTTTTCCGCTATATATTCTGTAATGACAGTTTTTGACAGCAGTTTTTGTGCGCTTCGATTCGCTCCATTCTCGCTATAGCCTGCGCTTATGTATGCCTGTGTGGCATTTCCGCCATTCTTTATATACTCGTCTGCAAATGCTTTCTGTTTCGGTGTGAGTTCTCCCTTCATCCGCTCACCGCCTTATAAATATCAATTAAACAGAATATTACTTCCGGGATAGATGACGTTTTAAGAATCTCATAATCTTCTGTTTTCCATTCTTGTCTATTTTTCTTAAAGGTGCACACTGGTGTGAGGATTCTGTAAATTGTGATCATGCGCTTCTGGTCTGCACTGTAAAATTGATTTTGGTTTATTTTTACAATCAGTCCGCGCTGGACAATCGCAGTCTGAAGCTTTTTAACTTTTCCTTTTAAATTTGCCAAGGCGCACACCTCCCATCATTTTACTTATAATTTTATTATAAGATATTTTTTAATAGTTTTTGTTCCATTTTTAGGCATAAAAAAAGCGGCTATATTTCAAGCCGTTTTTTCTCGTTTCTTCGTTTTTCTCTTTCTCGTTTTCTTTTCAGCCTCTCCTCTTCTGACATTTTCTGTTTTCTCGGTTTTCTCTTTTTTCTCTCCGGAAATCCTTCTCGCGCCTTATTTTCTTCGCTCCATTCTAATAAACGCCATCCCTTATACTGAGCACTCCCACTTTTATGCTTTCCGAGCAAATATCTTTTAATGTCTCTTATTCCACCAGAAAAAAGATCCGGTTTAATTGGGCTTATGATATCCTCATTGTCAATTGCCCATTTTTTTAAATTGTTAATTCTGTAAACATCACCTCCTGGCGACTGGATCACCCAGCTTTTCGCATTTGCATTCGTGTCTTTTCTGCCTGTGTTCGGCGATTCTTCATATCCGGCATGTGCTTTTTTTAAAACTTCTTTATTCTGCTCGCTCATTCCGTAAAAATGCCGAAGCTTCGCGGAACACTCTCTACTGCATGTTCTTTCTGTTCCTGATGGCGCAGAGTAAAATTCTTTTCCGCAAATTACACATTTTCTCATGTTTCTTTGTGCTTCTGCTCGGCATTTTACCGAGCAGTATAATTTATTTCGTCCTTTTTCTTTTCCGCAAACCACGCATTTCCCTGGCATTTTTTAATCCTCTAAAAAATAAAGTATATCTTCTGTAATATCTTCGGTTTTATAAGCCTTTGTGTAATCGATCATGTCGAGTTCCTGATCCGGCTGCACATTATAATAAACCTTATAAATTTTATCATCAGTCACCATGTACTGATAAAACTCATCTCCATCCCAGCACTCTGCATTTCCGATGATTCTGATTTTATCGTAATTTTCAACATCGCCGTTTTCAGATTCTACTGTTAATTTCTGTAATGGGAATTTTCTCAATTCTCCATAATTTTCCTCTAACCATTTGTTAAAAAGCTCTGTTCTACTCATTTTTTTATCTCCTTTTTTTAATTAATGCTCTAGGTTTTTACTGGTCAATTTCCGGTAAAAATTCTCCGGTGTGTAATTCTTCCGCAACGATCCTGTACGCTTTTCGGATTGTGCTGGCTCTATTTACCAGATACTCCCAACCCTGCACGTCTTTTTCTTTCCAGTCTCCCATGTACTCGGCTTTCACTTCGTCATCAAGATTAATAAAATCCATGATGTCTGTGTCATGTCTGTTTTCAATTTCTGCGATCATTTTCTGTAATTCCTGATAACATTTTTTTAATTCTTCCATCTTTTTATCCCCCTCTAAGCTCTTTCTCTTAAGTCTTTAACCGTAAAGTTTTTATAAAACTCCTTATATTTTTCAAATGTGTTCTCTTTGCTCCAGTTCTTTTCTGATCCGTTTATGTTTTCAAAATAGTTTTTATCTCTCTCGTATAAAAGATGTAAAAGCTCCTCACGTTTCATTTTTTTTATTTCTGTTTTTGAATAACTGTAAATGTTTCTTGATTCTTCCATCTTTCTTTTCCTCCGTGTGTTGTGTTTTCCTTGTTTCTGATATTATAATACACCATTTCCGGTGTACTGTCAATACCTTTTTACATTATTTTTAAAGTATTTTATTTTTTCTCATTTTCTACATATTTAATAATGTTTCCCGGCTGCATATCCAGAAGTGTACATATCTTCTCTAATGCGATGATCCCGACCATGTCGCCACGCCTTAGCGTCTGGATTGCGTTTTCTCCCAAAAGCTTTTCTTTTCTCAGCCGTGACGTGGTGTATCCGCTTTCTTTCAGCGTTTCTAATACATTTATTTTATAAGTAAGCATTGTTTCGCACCTCTCTTTCCTTTAAGGGAATTATAAATGATTTTATAATCGTTTTCAAGCGATTTACATTATAAATAATGCACAAATATTGTCTATTAATTATGCATTATTTTTGGTGTATTTGTATATTGCAATTACACCGCTTTTAATGTATTATAATATTAACAGGAGGGCAAAAAAAGAATTAACAGAGGTTTGCGGAACTTATGAAAGCGACTGCTCCAGATGTCCGAAGAAAACAGAATGCGATGAGTATAATTCGATATTTGCACAAAATAGCCGAAATGCTCCGCCCTGGAGAGTCCACCGTGGAACGGTCGCCCGGTGCTGACGATGGAAGACCAGAAAGGGAAAACATGAAAAATTTAATTGGAAACAACTTGAAACGGCTTTTTATTTTTATCTTGCGTATTTTGCCAATACAGACTTTTTTATGCGTGCGTGGTATTTTTATCCTATGCGTGATAAGAAATCCGTCTATGCGTGTCATGCGTGCGTTATGCGTGCAGTTTAAAATAATATGCGTGTGTCTATGCGTGCAGTTCTATGCGTGAATCAAAGCATTATGCGTAACTGTCCGTTGCTTTCTTCTTCGTACAAGCTCCGGCTGTTGAGCATCATTAATGCCATTTTCTTTTTTCTGTAAAAATGCGTGCGTGAAATCGGCATAATCCCATAGCGTGCTTCCATTTTGTCATATGAGATATTATTTAAAATTGATTCTGCTATTTTATCGCCCAGGTAATTGTCTATGCGTGTGCATATCTCTATCGTTTCCTCTCTGCTCATTTTAAAAACCTCCCCATGCGTGGCGCCTAAGTTTCTTACAACATTATACCATATATCAGTTCATAAAAACACAATATATTATCTTATTCATGCAACATTATTATATTTTTATTCATTTAATCATTGTTCTTTGATATGTATTTTTTTACCGGCATATTTCAGCCGGCAAAAATCTCAATATTCAGTTTTTATCGCATTCCCGGAATAAGTCAGCGTCTATATATTTCCATCCACCATCATAGATCATGAAATATGTATAATGCTGTGTTCTGACAATGTCATATACCGTAAACTTCTTATTGTCACTGTTTCTGATTACCTCAAACGTAATTCCGCCTATTCGCTCATTTTCTCTCCGCCGCTCTCTGTCGGTCTTAATTTCCTCACAATAGCAGCAACCTTCACAGTCACCATCACAATCTGCATTCGAAATGTCGTCTTCCTCCATATCTTTACGCCACATTTCCATACAATTACAGAATCTCATTGTTTTTACCTCCGTTAAAGTTCAGTTTAGTTATTTTTCTCAAAATAGAAAACAACCGGCTTTTTATTCGGTATCACCAGTCCAAACCTCACAGCATTTTTGTATGTATTACTATCACGCATTAAAGTATCAGGCATAGCAGCAACCATTTTCCGAAAACCTTCCAGTGTAGATCTACTCTTATAATGATTGCAGCTTCGGCAAGCAGGAAGCATATTGTCAACCGTGTCTGTTCCCTGTTCGCTCCAACCATTCAGAGGTATTACATGATCCACCTGCATATCTTTGTATTCCAAGCTGCATCCGCAATAAGCGCAATGTCCATCGCATTTCTGATATATTGTCATTCTAATGCTTTTTGGTATTGCCTTTCTCTTATTCACCATCATATCTACCTCATGTTCAGTTTAAAGAAACAATATGACCATCCAAAACACAGTAACAAGATGGCTCTATCTCTTCCTGTTCTATCCACGCTTTGACGGTTTCATCGATCATCCTCGCAAGTTCCAGTTCCTGTTCAACAGAAACTCCAAAATTTTCTGCTGCTTCCCCCACATCTTCAGACAGATTTTCTTTGATGGAATCAATAATTTCTTCCTCGCAACTATTCCATCTAAATACCGGCTTTGTACATGTTCCGATATAAATTTCACTCTTACACGGATAGCTTTCTTTTGCATCTTCTAGTGCATCCTGTTCGGTGTTGAATTCCCCATAATAAAGTTCTCCGTCATTGCTATGACAATATTTACTCATGTTTATACCTCCACTAAAATTTAATTTAACTACGCAAACCGGAGCTGTCCGGTCTGCTCTGCTTCCATCCTCATGTTCGGTGTTCGTTCCGCAATACACAGTTCTGGCAGATTGGCTCTAACCAATGCTGCTGGTATCGGTGGACACACTGCATTTCCGCATCTTCTGACCTGCTCACTTCTCGGATATGTCTTTCCTGTGTAGTCATGGTCGATTATGTAATCGTCTGGGAATCCCTGGCATCCGTAAAGTTCTTTCGGCTCAAGCATCCTCAATCCTATGTCCACAATCTGGTAATCTACACCCTCAATAGTCACAAGTCCAAATCTATCTCTGGATGTAACTGTATCAAGAGGTTCCTCAATGTCCTGTCCGGTTCCCTGCCCATAATATTTAATTAAAAATGCTCTTACTTCTCCGAAGTGACCATCCCCAGCGGTTATTGTTGGTATAGGATCACGTAAATCTCGCCCATCACAATGGTTATTCATCTGGATAAGATTTGCCGTAACTACACTGTTATGATCCCACGCTGTTACTGTAGGTAGCGGATTTTCTAATGTATCGCCTGCGCCTTTATATCCACCATCGTAGTACTTTTGCAGGAATGATGCGACCAGTCCATATCTGTTTGAGCTGTCCACTGTCATGATCGGATCTTCTATAGTCTGTCCTCTTACTCCATCTTTTGAGGTTTCTGAATGGTACTGGATCAACGTAGGACTTATCAGGCAATGCTCATTTTTACTCACAATGGTTGTAAGCGGCTCCCGGACATCTTTGCTCCGGTCTTTTGTAAAACCTGTCTGTCCGATCTGCACCATATATGGCTCTACAATCCCATACCCATATTTTCCGGTTATAGTCGGCATCGGCTCTCGAATGTCGTTCGGTCTACGCTCACCACCATGATTGCACTGAATGATAAAAGGCTCTGGATTATCCAGAATGAATTTTTTAAATCCCCTTGCTATCCTATCCATCGTCTTTTGTGCCAGCGGTCTCACTGCCCGGATTCCGTATTTTTCTTTTATTTCTTCTGAAGTATCGAAGATACTCGGACATGGCAAGGAAAAATCTAACTGTGTGTATGCTCCAACATATGGTTTGAGCAATCCTTTCTTGACTTCTTCACTGTCTGCCGGTGCGTGTGTCGGCTCTGGCCAGACAATCGTCTTGCCGTCACACCTGGCGATCATGAAAAATCTCTTTCGCATGGTAGGTGCTCCGTAGTCAGCGGCAATCAGCTCCCGAAATTCCACTTTGTATCCCATATCAGTAAGCTGCTGCACAAATTTTTCAAAAGTCTTACCCTGCTTGCTCTTAATTGGATGATGCCGCCTGTTTAACGGTCCCCATGTCTTAAATTCCTCTACATTCTCAAGCATGATAACCCTTGGTCTTACAAGCCCCGCCCATCTTAAGGCTACCCATGCAAGACCTCTGATATTTTTATCTTTTGGTTTTCCACCCTTTGCCTTGCTGAAATGCTTGCAATCTGGGGAAAACCAGGCAAGTCCAACCGGATGCCCATTGCAAGTCTTGACAGGATCAACCGCCCACACATTTTCGCAGTAATGCTCTGTATTTGGGTGATTAGCTTTGTGCATCTTAATAGCTTCTGGATCATGATTGATTGCGATATCAACACTGTATCCGGTTGCCATTTCTATACCAGTGGAAGCGCCGCCCCCACCAGCAAAATTGTCAACTATCAATTCTCCATGTATCATTTTCTTCAAAAGGAACCCGATATATCGTTACCCCGGCCGGAGGTTCGGCTCCTTTCTACATAAAATCTTCTAACCTCATTTGTCCTTTACAATTACCACCAATCGTGGATGGATCCCAGCCAACTCCAATGTAGTCTAAGACTTTTGCCCATCCATAATCGTTGCCTTTTGCATCCTTACACATATGAAACATCAGATAATCCCACTCTTTTGGGTTACTCTCATATAGTAAATCGAATCGATTCGGTCGTTTCTCCATGTGGATTCCAAAACCGCACATGCTGCATCCGGTACGTTGTGCCTTAGTTGTGTAGAGCGTCCCATCTGGCTTTTTCTCAATAGTTCCATAAATCTCTGGAATGATGCTGTCAGGCATTTCAAAACTTTGAGATAATCTTCCTTCTTTCAAAAGTCTTTCATGATATTTTTCTTTCAGTCCACCTTTCCACATCTGATCCATCTCTAAGGCAAGCGCTAAAATATCCTGTCGATGGAATATAGCAAATGGTGCTGATCTGATCGTGGATGCTCCAAAATAATTGCAACCATTCATCCGCAGGCTCTTGGCACGTCTGCCACCTTCGGATGCCATCAGTCCCAGATATGGCACACTGTTATGCTCTTTTCCCCAGTCATAACAGTTCTTTTCTTTGAGGTAATAGCAGCATTTAGCAGATACAAGGAAGTCTGGCTTCTGGAAATCACACCCTTCATTTTCGTTTTCATATCCACCGAACAGCTTTAACCATCTCTGTTTTAGCTGCATTTTAGAGTTTTTCTGCCATCCGCCATATTCTCCTGTTTCTCCGGTTATAATCGCATGACGGACTGTCTTATTCTTCTCGCTCGGATTTTGCAAAAGTTCTATCTTCCCGGCAATCTCTTTTGAAATGACTGGAAAGCCAAACTCCTGTATAACTCTTGCTTTTGTCCAATAAGTACCATCCTCTCTTTTCAGCGGCGGCACATTGATGATTCCCAGTGCTTTATGTACTCTCTGAATACTCTTATCTTCCAGTGTAGATGCACTGACTCCTGGTGCATCAATTCCGCATACCTCATGTAAAAACAGGTATAAGATTATACTGTCAAGTCCACCGACCGAAACATGGTAGTTGAGCAATCTTCCATCACATTCATTTGCGAACTCTTCTGCTCTGATCTGTGCATATTTTCTTTTATATTCATATGGCTGCTTTTCTTTCTGCATAAAAGATGCTATCTTCTCATATGCTCCGATCCGCTCCATTCTTTCCTGTACTGATTCCATTATCTTTTGGAGTAAAGAGCTCTTTCACGCTGGCCAGCAAACCTCTCACTCCTTTCGATTTAGTTTAAAATTTCATCTAAACAAGCATTCCATCCTGCTTTGTATGATGGTTCAATCCTGTCCGGCTGTGGATATTTTCCGCACACTTTCATTTTCTCTGGCAGTTCCTGAAGCGGACATTTCTCATGCCGCGTCTCCGTAAATCTGTTTTGAGACAATCTCGAAGCTCCACCATTCAGCACATTCATAAGCTGACACTTCTTAGTGCCTTGAAACTCATATAAAAATTTACATTTGCTACACGATTCTGGCATATCCATAACTAAAATTGCTTTATCCATCTATTCCACCGCCTTTCACAATTTCGATTGCATGCTCATAACTTCTTGCTTTCTCTTTTCCCAAATTCCTGTTGTATGCATTCTCCCAAAACTTTCTCTCATTTTCCAACTGCTCCACAACCTTGTCCGTGTCATATGCAGTCGGCTGCTGGTCAATCTTCTGTGCCAATGCATAAAACATATCCTCACTACTTGTCTGTGTAAGAAGAATATCCATAAACCATTGTTGATATAATTCTTGCTTTAATGTCTCCGCATCAATCAGTCTTCCCATCGTTCGCCCTCCTGTTCCAATCTGTAGTTGCTTTCGTTCGCTCGTCTTTCCCTGTTCTGATGTCTCCGTCCTGATCCATATACATCTCACATTCATAGCTTTTTGGAAGTTCTGTTCCGCATTTCATACATCTGATTTTGAACATTACCACAACAGCCGAATGTGATGACTTATTTGTAATGTTAAAGAACATTGCGTTTCCACCGCAAAACGGACATGGCTTAAGTCTTTCACTCATTCTTCATCACCCCAATCAATTTTTCTTAAACAATTTGGACATCCATAAGGTTCTTCTACTTGATGCCCACAATCTGGACAATAACCAACATGTTCTTTATGTTTCTGGTATCCAAAATAACTATTCGTTACATGCATTGGTTTCTTTGCTGTCTGCTTCTCCATCGCCGCCCGGCATTCTTCCGGCGTGCCGATTGTGCGGTACTGCTTCAGCTCTTCCAACCATTCAGCAAGTTGCTCATGTTCGCTTGCACATATAGTATTGCCATATGTAATGGCTTCTTTATCAACCGATTCTGGAATATACGCATTATCTTCGATTAGTCTTGCTGACATCTTTTGGCATTCAGCTACTTCTCTTGCGTGTGATATAGCTTCATCAATTGTCATAGTCACACCTACAACAATTCCGGGTTGTCAATTGCATTTCCAACCACAGAACATTCATCATCTAAAACCTCATAGCTTTCAGCAGATAATCTGTTTGTCACTTGGAAGGAAATCGTTTCATCATCCCATACGACTTTACCTATGCAATCTGCTTCTGATTGACCGTTATCTGTGCTGTATGTGTCCCAATAAGCAACAATGTCATTCTCATAGATCAGCTTGCCATTCTTGTCCTTACGTCCGGTGCACCGGCAGACGGTGGACGGGTCTGCTTCGACCATGTTCGGGATATCATTGGTCATTCCCCATAGGATATATCTTCTCTCCCAGATACCATAGAGATATCCCTGCACCCATTTGCCGTTATCTTTCCGCTTTCCACGGAATAAATATCTATTCTCCATCCTTTTCCTCCATTTCTTTCAGCTTGGCTTCGGCTTCCTCACGGGTAAAGAATACCGATTTATTAATTTCGCAAATGCTGCAATGTTTAGCTACGCTTTCACGTATGTAGTACGCCTTATCACTGCAATTCTCGCAAAATCCTCTAACACACATTCCAGACCGATTACTTTTGTTTTTTCCGCAACAATACTCGATGGAATACACTGGTGCATCTTCACTGATTGGCAACCGCAGAAGTAATCCCTGCTCTTCGGCATCCTCATAGTCAGCTAATTTTTCTGCGGCTGATATATAGTCATGTTGCTTTACCCATACACCAGATTCTCCATCTGGAACATTATCGATTCTTTCTGTTAATCTCTCCATGCTATCCCTCACTTTCTGCCTTAAGCCAATCCAAAACACATGATTTGCAAGCCTCTTCAGGATGAGAACATTCCTCTACGCCCATGTGTTCTATGCAACTTCCAAATAATACTTCTGCCAGCTCCTCGTCCGTCATGCTCCTGATCCGGTCGGCGTTGGTCTGTGGCTTTTCTGCAGGTGTGTCTTTCTCATCTGCTTCATAGCGTTCCGGCAATCCATGTTTCTCGGCATTTTCATATGTAGCAAGTTTTTCAATTGCTTTTATGGTGCTATCTATGATTCCATTTGCCATACAAGTTTTTGTGATATCGCCAAAATGCATTCTTAGCAGTTCAAGGTTCTGTATCATTTCTTCTATGCGCTCCATGCTATCCCTCTCTTTCTACATTCAGCCTTGGCTCTGTCTAAAATCTGCTGAAAATACCACTCTAATTGTTCCTTGTCCCCTTCTTTTTCGATCAAAACAGCGGCATCGTTCCAAGTCGAATCCGTCAAATTGATTCCTCCGGTAATATAGATATCATCGATCCTGTAAAATTTAAAATGCGACTCTTCTACCGGATAGACATTTATACGATAAGTGCCCATGATATCTTCCATTTCTTCTAATCTTTTTTTTCTATCGATCGCCGTCTCTCCATAATATGAATTGTTATATTTTTTCATCGGCGGCATTCCTACAACCATATCTGTATTGGTATCCATTAAGGTGTTCAGAAAATTCAATACCATAGATTCTCGCGTTTTAAGCTCTCCTAAACAATTTTTAAATTTTTTGTCAGAAAATGATAAACCATATGTAGCGATCTCTACTCTTATATCTTCTGGCGGTTTTTCTCTGAGTTTGTCATATAACACGTCATTTAAAAAACTCATCAATTCTACTGAATTTAAAAAAATCATATTTCTACCTCACTAAATCTATTGTTTTAACAGATATCCCTTTAAATTTCCCGGTGCGACAATACTCTGCGGTATCAAAAAAACAAATGCATCCATCGTCTTTTCCGGTATCTTCACTTCCTACAAGTGCTATGCTTACACCGTTTCTTATCAGTGTATTTTTTAACAACATCAATGCCGCTCCTATCTCCTGCTTGGTTTCATCTGTCATTTCAACTTCACCTTTCTCTTTCTGCCTTTCTTCTCAAACTTATCGCACATCCCAACCGGGCACTCACGCCTTAATCTGGTCTGTAAATAATATCCACACATGATTTCTGTCTGACTGTGTTTATAAGAGTAAATACATTTCCGGCAGTATTTTACGCTTGTCTTGGTCATCTCTCACATTGGCATCACTCCGCTATATCTAAATCACATTCCTGCTTGAAATATTTCACAACATGGTCGTCGTTCATTCCCTCTACATAGTTCTTGGAAAAATCCAGCATCCTGTTCCACCATTCACGAATCAATTCGCCACTGAATTTGTAATTGTAATGCAGTGTATAAACTGCAATCACCAAATAACACTCAATGCCGTCATTCATGTTCGAAATTACGGATTTAATCTGGTTCTGCTTAGGATTCTTGCCATACATATGAATCTTGGCTCTGTACGGAAAATTCCTTGCTTCTTTCTCACAATCAAACCCAATGTTTTTTATAAATCTTTCTTCCTCTGCTCTAATGGTGGATACATTTTTTATTTTCTCGTTATTCTTCCGAAGAATTTCGTTGTAATTCTTTAGCTTCTGTTTTGAGAAATCTATGTCATAGTACAGAACATAAAAGCATGACATCTGCATTGATTTGAATGTCTGCCAAAAACAATTGTCAGATTCGCTTATATGTCTGGCTATGCGCTGCATTGTGAATTTATCCTCATAATTTTTCGGTTCAAGCTTTCTTGTCTTTTTTCTCAATGCATTGCTCATGTTTTTCCTCCTGTTATCACTTTTTCAATGATTTCCTCCTGCATCCGCTCTGCGATATGATCCCGGACTGATTCTTCCGGGAATGCGATCTGATATGTCCGCTCCTTGATCCGGTTCGTGATCCGGTCATCGTAGGATAGTTTGTCCAGCGGATCATTACTCGTGAAAATCGTTACCTTCTGGTTTATGTACCGCTCATTGATGATCTGATACATTTTGTCATTTATCCAGTCCGCTGGTCTCTCCACTCCGAAATCATCAATTACAAGAATGTCTGTGGTGTAAAGTGCGTCTAAAAGCTGGTTCTCACTGTATTCTGTATCTCTCCGCCATGTATTCTTAATCTCTTGCAGGATGGTCAGTGACACTGCAAACTTCACTGCATAGTTTTTCATCAGCTCATTTGCAATCCCGGCAGCGATCCTCGTCTTACCGCTTCCCTTTGTCCTCGACCAGATATACAGTCCCATGCCTCTTTCCTTCTGGCTCTCAAAATCATCCAGATAGGTTTTTATGATTTTACAGGCATCTGACACCATCTTTTTACTTTCCTGCTTCCTGTACACATCCATTCGAAACGATCTCAGATCCATCCCACGGAATGCCTCCGGTATATCTGCGAATCGCAACCGCCTTGACATGACCGCTTTCTCACGGCATTTACACGGTACTGCTATTTCAACTCCGTCTTTTATTTTAAAGATCCACTCCCTGCCTTCGCAAATTGGACACACATCAGAATCCCTGGAAGTCTCCGGTGTCTCCGCGTTCCTGCATGAGTTCGTTGAGTGATTTTTCATGCGTTCCAGTATCTCTTCCAACTGATCCATCGTTCTCTCCTTTCAGATACTGCATAAACAAATTCTCTTTCAAGAAATTCTCTGCATTTTTAATATAGCGATCAGGTGTCCTTTTCTTTTGGCAATCAACAGCGTAATTTTGTGCAGCCACTATCAGATCATCTTCCGGTACACCAGCCAGTACCACATTGCAGTATTCTGTTTCAGCAAGACAACCAGTACACCGTTTCGGATATGCTGCGGCAAACTCTCCGAATTTTTCCAAGGGGGATATAGGGGGTGTGTTTCTTCCCTTCTTTCCTTCTTTCTTTTCTTCTATTGTTGTCGTTAGTTTGTCGTTAGTTTGTCGCTTGCTTGTCGCTTGCTTGTCGTTCTGCTTGTCTGTTGTCTGGTATAAATCGTATTTAACTACTGCAAATACGCTAAATTTGTTTGTCGTTTTGCTTGTCACTTCGCCTGTCTTTTTCAAATGCGAAATTGCTGTGCGAATTTCACGGTCTGTAAGCCCTGTTTCGCCCGACAGTTTCCCGATGGACGAGACAAACGATCCACGTGGAATCGTTGTCCCTTTGAAATTTCCATCCTTCCAATTGGCTTTCAGCAACATATGGATAAACAGCCGGGTTGTATTAATGTCTGTGTACCACTCCCACTCCAGAAGTCCACGGCTCAGTTTTATGTAGTTGCCATCCACCAGATCACCCCGTTTCCAAGTCATTAAGCAAGTCTCTCAATTTCATTTTTGCCTGTTCCGGCGTAAGTTCTGTGATTGTGACCTCAATTCTCGGATTATCCTTATCTACAGAAACATCATGATAAAAATGAGGGATGCATCTGCGGTTATCTTCTTGCAGCACCTTTGTTTTTGTGAGACTGTCCTGAATGAACTTTGTTGCGCAGGAGAGAATGTTGTCCCCATCTCTCCTGTTGTCTTTTTCAAAACAGTGGTAATAGATCAGTACCGGCTTTTCGATATGTACACCATGGAGCTGCTGTCTGATACACCACATGATGTGATTCTCATTATCATTTTTTACCTTTCCGCCCTTATATGGGTTGGTGCGATTTGCTGCGGTGTAATTGTTCAAGCCTTCCAAACGCCCCGGAACTGTAAATTTATACTCCATCGGCACCGTCCTCCATTCTGATCTGCGCATTGCAATCATTAATCTGCTCTGCTAAATATGCCGGAAGAGTGTAGCAATCAACAAATTCGTGTGCATCGGCAAGATCCTTGCGTTTCAGTGCCTTGTAGCTTTTCATTTTTCCTTCATCGTCATAAATGCCAAACTCACGTTTTAACTGATTGTAAATGTCGCTGAACACTTTTTTATGTACTTTACTATCCCTGTAAGCTTCTGATTTCTTACCGCCGAGCATTTCCACTGCCTTTCGTCTGACATGTGCAGAAAGTTCGTCTGATTCTGCACCGAACAATGGCATATCGTTTTCAATGGAATATACTTTCTGCTCCACGGTCTCAACCTTATGTTCCAACTCCACCGTTCCCTGCGCTAATAATGCGATCTGTTCTAATGCTGTGCGTGGTTTCTGAATAGCATCTTCCATTTCATGGAAACGATTAATATACTTTGCTGTGAACTCTGTTCCTTTTACGCCTGTCAGCTTATGGGCAATAAATTCGCAGCCCTTTTTCGTGACAAGATAACAAGGTTTCTGCCGATTTGACTTATCTGTATACTCTGAACCCGTAAAAAAATCGGTGTGGGGAATTTTTCCCTCACCAAATTGTAATATGTATCGTCTAATATCTTTCATTAAATCGTTGTGTGGTTTTCCAACCATCTCCGCAACCTCGATGGATGTAATTGTTTTCTGTTCTAAATTCATTTAAAACTCCTTTCTCCCGGCACCATGGAAAGCACCGGGAAACCATGGCTTTCAATAATTCGTGATATATTATTTTCTGCATGAATAGGTTTCTTTCTGCCGACCGGCAAGGTGTTCCAACCCTATAACCACGACTTTCCAAAAATATCTCTGAAATCTTCTCTTGTTCCGTAATGAGATTCAAAATATTCCTGCGCCATAGTTTTTAATTTCAAATCAATTTCTTTTGCATTGGCGCCTCTCTGCGCTCCGTTAGGATGCAGATCAGGTCTGAGCGGAATAACAAAACCATACTTTTCACTGTTTTTACGGTTTGAACTTCCAAAGATATGATGTCTTTCCACCGGATATGTTCCGGTAAAATAACAGTGATCCATATCATCCGTGAACACGCTCCAAAGCTTTTTACTCATGTTCCCCACTCCTGCTTCATACGTTCCAATTCATCCGGTGTAGCTGTCTCAATGCCAAGTTCCTTTGCTTCTTCAACAATCCGGTCTATAAAGTGGCTCATTTCGACAGTATCGTATTCGCTAGATCCTTTGATCATCAGATACGAAGCAAATTTCCCATTGTCTTTAATATATTTCCAATGACCATCAACCTTTGACATGTCAACTGATTTTTTTACTGTAATCGTGATATATCCGTCTTCATCTTCATAGAACGCTCCGTATTTCTGCAACATTTCCTCATAGACTTCATCCTTGCTGGAATAGATGTCTTTGCTATTGGCAATCTTTGTCATGAGCACCCATGCATAAGCATTAGCATCAAGACTTCTTTTCTGACGATACTTAACTGCCTTAATCTGCAATAAATCATCCGGTTTTAAATGCTCGATCTGCTTTGCTGCTGATGCGTCAACCTCAAATGTAAGGATGATGCCTTGTCCATTGAATGTACGGCTCGCTCCGGTGAGTTTTCCTGTAGTATCCATAAGCTACTCTTCTTTCTTTTTCTTATACCAGCACTTAACCTGTTCAATGATCTTAGCAGCCATTTCACTTGATAAATCTGAAGTCTTTTCAAAATGATATTTTTCTTTCAGCGTTTTCCAGATATCATTGGATGTAGCATTCTCACACATATCAGAATACGCACTTACAAAATCTGTCATTGTCCTAAGCTGTTCTACGGTTGCTGGAACAAAATCATTCTTTGGTTCTACCGTATGGCTTTCTGAATCTGGATCCTGCATCTCTTCGGTAGGAATACAGAACACCTGAAAACAAGCATATTTAAAAGCAATCGCCATAGCTTTATTCGTTGCCTTATCTCCGGAATCCATGCCCTCACCGATTGTTACCGCCGTGATACTGCTTCCATCTTCCGCATAAAAGGTATATTTAATCTTGCAGACGGAATAGATCAGCGTTGCACCTTTTATGGATTTTCTTTCTTCTCTGGTCTGTTCTAAGACCTCTGGAACGATAAATATATGATTGTTGACCAATGCAGGATTGATTGCATTCATCACCGCATCAATTCCGCGGTATTTAAACCCCTGCGTCTTATTCACATCATTTTTTCCAACCGCACCGATTTCTTCCATGCACTTTGATATTGCCTGGTATATGTTCATCTGTTTTGCTGTCTCTGCCATTATCGTAATCTCCTATACTTAATTTCTAAGCTGCGCATCTGTGCTTCCAACTGCACGATCTGGAACGGATCAGCAACAACCTCATAAGTAACTACGTTGTTTGCTGGCTTCGGTTCTACAAATTTTTCTTCCGGTACATTATCTGTAATTGGTGTTTCGTTCACTGCAATATCCGGTTCTGAATTTTTCTCGGACTCATTACGTGCTTCCTCTTCTGCTTTTCTTTTGGCTTCCTCTTCCTGCCTACGCAAAATCTCTTCTTTCTGTTTCTGATACTGATTCATGACCTCAATAGCATCTGATAATTCTAAGGTTGCCTTGTATTTCTCAATCCCCTTATCCTCAAACTCTGATCCCATGCTACGGATAATACCGAGGTCTTTTTCTACATGATCCACTCGCTCTGCAATGGCTTCTGTGATTGCTTTCTTTGTAGTGGTGGCATTCTCCCACTTGCTATCATAAATTCTCTGTAACGGAAGATATCCGCTCGCTTCCACATGCTCTGCCATGATCTCCGTATAGATTTCAGAAATCAGCGATTTCTTTTCTTCCACACGCCTACGCTCAAATTCTTCCACCTGATTATTAATAAAATTAATTGGTTCATCAATCAGATTGTCCAGTTCCTTTACCTGCGCTTCAAAATTTGTGTAGGGAATAATAAAAGATTTCTTCACTTCCAGCTTTTTATCGTTAACTGATTTTTTCAGTTTTCTAAGACTTGCAATTGTTTTTTTGGCTTCTGTCTTGGATTCCTCCGTGAAAATCATATTTTTATAAATTTCCAGCTCGGAATTAAGTTTTTCCTTAATCTCCTCAAAATTAAAACCAATAACACCATTTTTCTGCTCAACATTTACTCTGATTTCTTCCATCTTTCTTTTATCCTCTCTTCCTCTGATTCAATATCTGCCATCTCTTCACGTCTGGCTTGTTTCTCATATAATCTGTGGCGGCGTTCTCTGTCCCTCTCGTACTATTCGAGCATATCGAGACTGTCCGGTATGTAATCACTGTACATTTCCTACCTCCACGGACTTAAACACGGTACCTGACCATTTCCTCTTTCTGGTCGTCTCCAATAATGATTTCCAGAACATTTTTGTCTAAGGTAAATATTCCACGAATATCTCCGTCTGCCGTAAGTCTTACACTTCCATCTTCCAGACCAAGGTTTTCAAGTAATGCCGATAAATCCTTAAGTCCGTCAATTAACTTTCCGGCATCCGTTCTGCATAATCTAGTTGCTGGCATTTAAAAATTCCTCCATTTCCATCTGTCTGAAATCTGTAGATAAAACCATGAATCTGACCGCTTTCTCACGCTGTTGATTCATGTACTGCTCGTCCCGGCATTCTTCACACATGTTTCCTTCACCGGGATCTAAACTGCATCCACAGATTCTGCATTTTCTGTAAATCATAAAATCACGCTTTCCAAAAATTTAACTACGTGTTACAATAAACGCAGAAATACTTTTGTATTCCTACGGTTAAATAGCATCTGTACTCGCCAAAGTTATCAGGGTGCTATTTTTTTGTCCTCAAATTCCCCAAGGAACTCAACATCAGCGTCAAGCTTGTCCTTCCGGCGGATCATGTAAAAGTATGCTTTCCGCTTTTCTTCCCGGCGTTTCTCCACATCCAAGATCACAACTCCGATAAGTGCAATCACCGCACCGAGTACCATTTCAATCAGCAGAAAAACATAATACATTCCATCCGCATCAAGCATTCCACCCAGAAACATGATTCCAAGCCCTATCGCTATAAAAACTTTTGCTACATTTTTCATGATGCCTTGTCCTTGACCACAAGCTTAATTCCTTCCTGTCTTTCGTAAATCTCTAACAGAATGTCCATGATCTTGGATTTCCTCTCTGGTGTAATTTCCATGTCTGCTTTGTTCATAGGAATCTCCTTTCTCATTATTTAACGCTCCCACACATGGCAATCTGCTTGTCAACTTCCGACTGTTTCTTTGAGATTGCCATACCATCCGCAACACCGAGAATATAGTTGAAGTTTTCTTTGTCCAGCTGTGATACTGTTTCAGCTAGTCTTGCAAGGGATTCTTTCTGTTTTTCGCTCATCTGCTCACTTCCTTTCTTGTTTTGTACTTTGTACATTATTAATATAGCACTATGTACATATTTTTGTCAATACTTTTTTTGTACAAAGTACAATTTTTTTATTTACTTTTTTAACATGTTGTAGTATATTATTAATAGGAGGTGAGAAAATGCAGAACCGATTAAAGCAAATAAGAAAAAAATTAGGTTGCAACCAGAATGAATTTGCAGAAAAACTCGGTATATCAGTTTCCAATATATCTAGCTATGAAGCAGGAAGAAGAAATCCGTCTGATGCTGTTATAAATCTGATATGCGAAAAATTTAGCGTCAATAAGGAATGGCTAGAGACCGGAAAAGGCGAAATGTTCATTCAAAAGACCGAGAATGAAAAGATAGCTGAATTTCTTGCAGATGTACTGAAAGCCGGGGAAAAAGACCAGCGGTACAGATTCATAGCCGCTATCTCAGAACTGGATGAAAACGACTGGAACACAATCCAGAAGCTGGCAGAAAAGCTTGTGAAGAAGTAAAAAGAAAGACAAGGGCAATGCGCAAACCCTTGTCTTTTTCTTTTATCTTAAAAACCTCTTTATAAATGCATATATGGTTCGGAGATCATCCTCGTCCATGCACTTCTCTATTAATTCTATTATTTTTTCTTTAAACTCTCCCATATCCAATACCACCTTTCTATTTGATACATAAAGTATACGAACGTATGTTCGAAAAGTCAATAACGCATCCATTTGTTTTTATCCTAAACTTTCATTTTGCAAAAAAATGTCATAAAAAAATGACAAAAATGTATTGTTTTATAATCATTTTGCTTTATAATTGTAGTATCAAAAGAAAGGGGAGTTCAAAATCATGAACGAATCAAAAGATACTAAAGTATGTAAACACTGTCAATCGGAGATTCCTAAGAAAGCAAAGATATGTCCAGTATGCAAAA